ATGTCCTTGTTCGCCACGCCAGCCAACAGCGACAGCGTCGCGGTGGCCGGCTTGGAGACGCGCACGCCGTCGGCGGTCGCGATGTCCCATACCGCCGGGTAGTTCCCCGTGATCGTCGCGCCGGCGACGTTGTAGAACAGCGCGAAGACCTTCTCCGCGTTCCCGCGGGTGATTCTCGGAAAAATCATGTTGCCCTCCTGAGCACTGACCGGACTCAAGAAGACGGGCCGCGCTCCGCCTACCTCGTTCCCTCCGCGTTGAATTGACGGCGGCCAGCACCATTGCCAGCCGCCGCCGTTTTGGAGCGCCGCTTACGACGCGATGGTCGTGTCGATGCCGCCCATCACGCCCTGCTTCCGTCGGTTGCCGCAGACCGCGGCGCCGAGGAAGAGGATGTGACCGACGCGCGAGTCCCCGTTCTCCGGCTTCTGGAAGGGCGTCGCCGCGAAGTTGCGCTGGCGATCAACCTTCATCTTCCAGAACTCGGTGTTGAGCATCCACCACGTGCCGGAGGTGGTCGACTGGGTCGCCGACCCACCCTGCACGTCGGGCACGTACTCGTCCCAGGTCACCGGCTTTGCGCGGAACAGGATGTTGTCAAACGGGATGTCCGCGCGCTGGTACGACGTATTGCGATGCGACTCGGCCAGCGCCGCCTCATAGAGCCCGTAGCTGTCCTCGTCGGCGAGGTGCATGGTCGGCTTCCCACCGGGGCCCTTCGTGACGTCCCGGTGCAACTTGCGCAGCTCCTTGAGGAACCCCTTGAAGGTCGTCGAGGTGCTGTTGAACGTCTTGTTCCTCCACCAGGCATGGGTGCCCTGGGGGATGTTTCCGACGGTCGTCGCGGAGGTCGGGTCGTACTTGACCAGCAGTGGCAGCGGATCGACAAACTGCGAGCCGTTCATCGGCGAGGTGTACGGCGAGGTGATCGAGGACCCGCCGTTGCCCTGCAGAAGCGACTTGTTCAGGAAGTCCTGAATGCCGAGCTCGGCCTGCTTCGTCTTCGCCTTGAGCAGGCTGATCATGCGGGACTCGCCGCTGTTCTTCCGCTCTTCGAGGCCGCTGATGGCGATCGGAATCGACGCCTGGCGCCAGTCGTAAAACGCCGTGGTGATGCCGTCGGTCGGGGTCACGTCGAGCGTGTCGTAGCCGCTGTACGAGTCGGCCGTGCCGATTTCGTACATGAGCGGGAACGCGGCGCGGTCACCGATTTCGTCAACCAACTCCCACCCCTCTGCCATCTCCTTCATGAGATGGAAGAGGAAGTAGTTCGACTTGCTGACGGTGTCCTGCAGCGTCTTCGACCAGTTGAAGAACGTGGTCGACAGTACTGCATCGTACGAGAGTGTCAGGGAACTTGGAGGCATCGCTGCCTACTCCTTGCGCCGGGTTCCTATTCCCAGCGCTCGCCGCGTTTCGCGGCCTGATAGGCGTCGTTGAACCCGGCGTTCTTCGGCGGGCCCTTCGTCACCTTGTCCCCCGCGACCGTGGAAGCCTTGCCGTCGGCGGCTGCCGCGGCGGACGTCGTCATTCGGTCGAGATGCTCCTTGACGCCTTTGGCGATCTGCTGGTCCCGCGTCGCCAGGAAGTGCAGCGTCTCGAGGTATTCCATGTCGGACATCAGCGCCTTCCCGGTCTTCGGGTCACGCTTGATGTCGACCTGGGCCGCCAGCTTGGCCATCGCCTTGTCGACCTCGTTGCCGGGCTTCCAGTCGGGGTGTTTCTCCCCGAAGGACGACAACGTGGCGTCGGCTTCGCGCGCGGCGCTTTCCTCGATCAACTGTTCCTGGTGCGTCCGGATCGGCTCGGTCGCTTTCCCAGCGGCAGCTTCAGCAATCTTCCGAATGGCCGGCGCGAGTTTCTCCGCGAGGTCATCGAGCCCCGCGTCGGCGAGCGCGCCCTTCAGCGCGGCCACCGCATCGTCACCGGCGTCCGTCGCAGCCTGCGCGGTGGCTGTCTGGCCGCCGTCGCTGGTTGCTTTCGGGTCGCGGATCTCCAGTCCGAACTGCGCGCCCAGCACCCGCAACGCGGTCGCCGGGTCTTCGTTGAAGGCCTCTCGAATCTCCGCCCAGGTCCCCAATTCGCCGCGTTCCTTGGCGAGTTGCTGGGTCTTCTGGGTAAAGCCTTTGAGAATGGCCTTGCGGAAGGCCGCCGGGTCGTCTTTCACCCGCGCGTATTCCTCCGCCGTGATCAGTCCGCTGGAGACTTCTTCCGGGGCCGTGTCATCCGTCGCACCCGCGGCCGTGTCGGTCTGCTGCGACGTTTGCGTGGTGGTGTCGACTTCCGTGCCGGTGCGGGCGGGGTCGTCCCCGTGGGGATTCCCGCTGGTCGTACCGGCGGCGGGGTCATCGAGCACTGAGGTCGCTTCTTGAGGCATGCGCCGCGCTACCTGCCTTTCGATTTCGGTGTCTTGAACGTGCCAGCCTTCGCGTGCGCGGTCATGACGGTCTGCATGGAGGCCTGCTGCTGCGTCGCCGGTTTCGGCGTGGGTCGGACGTAAGGCAGTGGCTTCTTCGGCATCGTCTGGGACCAAAAAAAACGCGAGCCCGGCCCAGAAGGTGAGTTCTGGAACCGGGCTCGCGTGGAGCGGTCGCCCGCGAATCTAAGTTGTGCGGTCGAGGTTACGCTCGACCGATCACCATGTCAAGCGTCTATTCGAGAAATCGGCGTCACCAGAAACATTTCGATGCGCTCTTGCTCGCGGCGGCACGAATCAAACAGCAGCCGCATCATCGCTGGATCAAAGTCACCGCGAATGTTGACGCCGTGCTCCCGCCACGAGTACATCGGAGCATCGTGCAGGCCGAGATTAATCAGTGACGGCCGCGCCATCGCAGCGGCCACGACACCTGCGAGCATCCCGAAGAGTCCGCGCCGTGTAATCATCGGATGTTCCTCGCCACCGTCACCCGCGGCGGCGCCGGTGCCCCGATCTTCTCACGGGCCGCGTCGACCTTGGCGCAGCACACCGTGGCGCGCTGACCCTCGTGCTCGAGCGCTTGGAGCTCGCCGGCATCATCGGCCACGTCATCGTGGCATTCCTCGCAGCACTCGCCGACCAGGTCCGCGCAGGTGACCGTCGCTCCCAACTGGTCCGTCTCAGTCATCGTCTTCTGCCCGTCGGTGTTCCCGCGCATCGTAGGACGCCACCTTGCCTCGGTTGGTGTTGAAGCTGAACGTGCCAGTCTGGTTTTCGCGCAGGAACTTCGCGAACCGCCGCCAGAACGCTTGCGGCACGCGATTGAGCTCCGGCGCGCCAGACACCATGATCAGTGGCCGCGGTCCAGGGGCTGTCGTCGGTGCGTCCATACGCTCTGGTGCCGGCACTTAGGCGACCCGCCGCCGGCGATCACCACGCTTCGGCGGTGCCGGCGCCTCGTCCTCGAAGGTGTAGCCGTACGCGCGACGTACGGCGACGACACGGGCGATAGCCACGCACGCCATTTCCACCGACCGGCGCACTTCCTCGGGCAACGCACGCAGCCGCGGAAGCCGATGTCGGACCGTCCATTCCTCAGGCTGACCCTCGGGCGTCAGGCAAAGGCCGCCGACAACAAGCGTCGGCCACGGCGCCTCACGGTCCTCGACGTGCCACGTCGCCGGCACGGTGACGTTCGGTCCTTCCTCGGGATGCACGAACGTCATGACCTCCGCGATGAGGGCGTCGAGGTCGACGGCCGGCGGCTCGCTCGGGCGCTGCGTGAAGAGACCGTCAGGCACGCCTCCGCTCCTTCCGTCCGCGCACTCGCCGGTGCGGCAATGGACTCGTTTCCAAGATGGCGTACGTCTGCTTTTCTCGGTCCCACCATTCGAGATACTCGTCCCACCAGCGTTGACAGCGCTGACATTGACAGCGATACGAATGTGCTGCTGGCGTTCGCGCGCGACGCCCAGGTTCAACCATGTAGTTCCCGCTCGCGCCGCCGCTCCATCATCTTGTCGCGCCGCGCCGACAGATCCCCCCGCGACGGCGGCTCCCGGTGGTCGACCTTCATGTCCCGCATGACGCGGCGCCGATGGTCGCGCCCCGTCACCACGACGTCCAACCCTTCGTCGTAGTAGTTGGAGAACAACTGGTTGAACTGTACGTACTGCGCGGACCCGCGCACCGGCTGATGGCCGTCGCGGCAGAACGGCGAGCAGCCGATGCCATAGACGGCGCCGCAGGCCTCGCACTTCACCGTGTTGTCGTTCACTGAAGGTTCTCCACCTGCGCGAGCAGTTGCGCCGAGCCTGGCGCGCCCGGTTGCCCCGCGCTCGCCGCCATCGTGCCGGGTCCCGGCGGCAACGCGGCGGCGCCCCCAGGCAGCTGTGCCTGCGACGCCATCGCCATCTGCTGCATCATCACCATGAACTGCGCGACGCGCGAGATTTCGCGCACCTCGTGTTCGCTCGAGATGCCGTAGAGGCCGAGCGTCTTCCGCATCAGCGTCTCGCTCTGCGTCAGCAACATCAGCAGGGTCGGGTTGGTGAGCAGGGCCAGCACCTGGTTCCAGGACACCCGTTCGGCGTCCTGGCTGACCGGCGACAGCGAGGCAAGGTCAACGGTGACGTCCATGTCGACGTCGCCGAGGTCCTTCGCCATGATTTCCTGCCACAGCAGCGCCGTGGTGGCGACTTCCTGTGGCTGCGCCGTCCGCACGTCCAGCTGCGTCTTGACCATGAACGGCAGCACCATGTGCGCGCGGAGCTGCATCAGCATCAAGCGGGCGATGCGGGCGAGCCAGCCCTGCACCTCGACGCGCGCCGATGACTCGCGCAGCCTCGCGCGGGCGTCCATGATGCTGGCCTGCGTCGCCGTGTCGGCGCTGGCGACCTGCCGCTGCTCGCTGCTGACGCCGGAGACCATCGTGAAGTCCATCTCGGCGAGCTGGCCCATGCGCCAGACCGTCGCGTCGACCGCCCCTTCCTGCATCGGACGGACGGAATCCTCGGTGTTCTCCCACGCCGTGACGCCGTCTGGACCGCTCTGCAGCTTTTCGAGCTCGCCGGGATCGATGGCGCCCTTGCGCGCGACGTACCGGCGGCGCGAGCGGCGGCGGAGCGTGCGCCCATGTTCGCGCTGGTCGTTGACCTCGTCCTGCGGGCCCATCCAGCTGTAGACCACGGGGATCGGGTAGTACTCGCTCAGCCGCTCGATGAACTTCAGGTCCGCAAACGGCGGCACCTTCCAGGGCATGCCTTCCTGCAGGAACTTCGCATGCCCCTCGGCAAAGACGTGTTTGACGCGCGCGCGCAGGTCCCAGACCTTCCAGACCCTTACGGTGCCGTGCTTCTGCTCGAGGTCCGTCTTGACGCCGACGTTTTCGCGGTACTTCTCGCTGATCGTGCCGGTGGCCTTGAGGTCCGCGGTGTTCCGGTAGGCGGGGTTCGCCTTCAGGTCGCTGACCCGCACCCACTCGGAGTAGCCGACCCAGTCGTTGGCGCTCAGGTCGTTCTTCGACGACAGCGACACGCGGAACTGTTTGGACGGAATCCAGCGCACGTACAGCGTCTCGCTGCCCGGCCGCGGCACCTTCGCGGGTTCCTGCATCGGCGTCGCCAGGGCGGGCACGAGCGCAGCCGATGGGTCGACGGCCGCATCAGGCGCCATCTCATCATCCTCGGGCACCTCGCCGGCTTCGTCCGGCTTCTGCGGGATGGTCGGTCGGGGCGCGTGAGGGTTGTCGATGAAGTCAGCGGAGTAGCCCACCTCGACGATGCCGAACCGGAAGTGCGCGTCCCGCAGCGCCAGCCCGGTCTCGAGCATGAACTTGACGTCCGGATCGTCGATGAACGTTTGCACCGCCTGCTGCGACAACTTCGTCTGCTGCTGCAACACGCCGGCGGCGGCTTGGTCCTTCCGCGACGGCCGCGGCTCGATGCGCACCTGCGGCTTGTTGAAGAGCAGGGCTGGGCGCTGGGTCTCGACGCCGGCCTGCACCATGTTCACCACGTAGGCCTGAGCGGCCTGATCTTCGGGGAGGCCGTGCCACTGCTTCCCTTCGAAGTAGTCTTCGCCGCGCTTCACCTCGAAGCGCTTCTCCCACTCTTCGTAAATCTTGTCGGCGGCCTTGACCTGTTCCTGCCACTCGCGGACGCGGTCCTCTTCGCGGTCGGTGCCGTCGCGACGCGTGAATCGACCGTTGGCGCCGCGGGTTTTTCCCGGCGGCGCGTGGGTCGACGGCGCGTGTTCATCGATGATCGGAGGCTTACGACGTGCCATGAGACCTCGCGGGCCGCGCGATGTTGTCGATAGAGGCAACCAGTAGCGTCATGACCACTCCACAACGAATGGCTTCAGCACGTTCGCGAAATACGGCGGTACCTCGTCGCATTCGACAATCCAGCCGTGCATGTACGCGCACGGACCCAGATTGCGCACGTGGAGCGTTGTGTCGGCATTGCGATTGAACAGACGGATATAGCCATCGCGCGCCGGCTCTGAGAGAAAGCTCCATTGCGCCCGCTCTTCGAAGATGCGACGGTCCAACTCGCTCAGGAAGTAGCGATGCACCTCACTACTGACGATCACCGCCGTGGCGTCGCTCAACGGCGCACCATCGACTGCTGCGCGTACTTCGCCAGCAGCCGCGACTGTCCTTCGAAGGTGTTCGGCGCCGGCGCCGGCGTGCCAGGGTCGGCCTTCGGCGCGCGGCTGGCGACGCCGTAGCGGACGCAGTCATACCCATGGTCAGGGATCGATTCGTCACGGTCGTCGCTGAACACCGGCCGGCCCATCTCGGTCCCGATCTTTTGCCGCCGCTGGGCCCGGGTCTGCCGCAACGCGTGCATCACGCCGTTCGGGTAGGCGTCCGTCCTGGTGACGAAGAACATCCGCGGCGCCCCGCGGTCCTTCGTGAACGGGTGAATCCGTTCGGGGTCGACTTTTAGGTATTCGTTGATGCGGTTCCGCGTGCCGAGCTCGTTGTTATCAGCCTTCTGCCAGAAGATGGCGTCGTCGGGGTTGAACCCGTGCGAGGGGTCCACGTCCTCGTAATCGTCCGCGATCGCGAACCGGCCGCCGTGCTTCTGCTGCGTCTTATTGAAGATGGACGGGTCTGCCTGGCTGTAATCGTAGCGCTCGTTGAGCGACAACTGCGTGATTTCGCGGCGGTGATACGAGACAAGCTGGTTCGGCATGTAGTACTCGCGGAACCAGATCAGGTTGCCGTTCCGATCAACGGCCAGCCACAGACAGCAGGTGGGCGCCGAATCGCCGTGGTCGAGGAACCGGTGCAGCGTGCACGTTTCTCGGAGCAGCGTGAGAAACGCCTCGGCCTGCTCGGTCGTCTCAAGCACGATTTCGCAGCGCTTGTCGACGACGTGCAGGGCGCCTTCCGGCAGTCCCCAGCGCCCATCGACGTAGCGGAAGCGGAACGCTTCGTCCTGAGCGAGTAGATGCGCGCGGTTTTGCGCCGGCAGGAACTTGTTCTCAAGCGACGGCATGTCGAACAGCCGATAGCCGAGGTCGTGATAGCTAACCAGGCGCCCCGTCGGCTTGCCGGCGACGAGGTCCAACTCCGGCATCTTGCGCTCGTAATGCTCAGGGCTCTCCGGGTGAAAGCGCCGATACAGCCAGTGCAGCTCCGTGTCCGGGTTACA